ATAGAAATACTTCTTCTACTGAGCATCCTAAAGAATTTAGTTTCTATTTACCTAAAAAAACAGTTGCCAGATGGGAAAGAGCCAAAAGTTTACGGGCAGAATTTCTTGCAAATAGAGGTAACTGGGGTAAAGTATTGGACAATCAGCAATGATATATATAATATTGAGTTTAAATTCAAGTAATGGGAGAACTTATGACTCAGCAACCTGATATGTTTACTAGCTTTACAGAAGAGCCAGTAGATGTTCCTCCAGTTATAACAGATGATGTTGTTGAACCAGAAGCAACTGTTGATATTCCTGAAGTTCCTGAAGTTCCAGTACAGGAAGAAACTCCTGAGACACCACCTGTTGTAGCAGCAACCCCTACGGATAATATTGAAAGAGATAGGGCGCAGCTTGCAGAGGCACAGAGAGCACATCAACAGCAGGTAGATCGTGAGAAGGTTATTAAAGACCTTGAGCAGGAAGCCCTCATTATGGAACAGAGGCTCTTATCAGATGGATTGACTGAAGATGATGCTAAGAACCAGACTATGCGCCATCTTCAGGGTAGAGTAAATGAAATACAGTACAAGCAACAGGCACAGATACAACAGCAGGTTGCACATGGAAAGAGAAATGCTTCAGTGCATTTTGCAAAGAAGTATCAACTTGGTATTGATAACTTGTCACATTTAGAGACAGCACAGACTCCAGAGGAAATGGAGAATATTGCTAAAACAATGTCTACTATGTCAAAACAGAAGAAGGAAATAGCAGAACTCAAAGCACGGTTGTCACCACAACAGAACTTTGATACTAATACTCCTACTCCTGCAGCGGCAACAAATGATGAGCGAATGCTAGACGCTTATCTAGCTGGTGATCGATCTGACGCAGCAACTGCTGCAGCAGCAAAATTATTAGGAATCTCATAGGGAGGAATCATAATGGCTCAAACAGCCACAACAGGTAATTTAGAAAAAGCGCAGAAAACAATTATTGCGACCAGTCGTTATACTGAAGAGCATAACGCTCCTGCTATGGCTCTTATAGAGTCTATGAATCTTCCGAGTGGAGCCAGAAATGTAACGGTTCCTAAAGTTGGACAGATGTCCATGAGTGACCTGACTGATGGTCAGGACATCATAGACGAGGAAGACATAGGTATGACTACGGTTGACCTTACTGCCAGTGAGGTTGGGGCTAAGATTATCTTGACAGATAAACTTGTCAGGCAGATGTCCCAGAGCGTCTTCTCCATCATAGGGCGACAGCTTGGTGATGGTATGGCACGAAAGAAGGATACAGATGTACACGCCCTGTACTCTGGTCTTAATGGTGGTACTACTCTTGGTGTTGCTGGTGGAGCTGTAACACTGGCTAAAATTGCTGGGGCAATTGCCTATACGAAGGCTAATAAGTTTGGTTCACAGGTATATATACTTCAGCATCCTAATGCTGTATATCAGATAGCAGCTACTGCTGTTACAGCATCTACTACATATCCAGTACCTGCTGGGTGGTCATCTGACTTGCTTGGTAACTTCTTCAGTGGCTTACGTCCACTTAACGGAGTCCCGATCTTTGAAGATGGCAATCTTTCGGTAGACTCCGATGATGATGCTGTCGGTGTTATAGCTGCGAAAGACGCACTTGTTGTTCTCAAGTCAGTAGATACACGAACTGAGAGACAGAGAGATGTATCTCTCAGGGCTACAGAAGTAGTTATGACTGCTGACTATGGTGTATTTGAACTAGATGACAGCAGGGGCGCACCTCTTACTTATGATGCCTCAGCTCCTGCAACAAGTTAATTATTAATGGTTAGCTATAAAGACAGAAGACAAATGAGGGAAGAGCTGGTTGGTGCTGGTTATTCTTGGGAATACCTAGATGGCTGGCAGCCAAAGACTGTCTTATATAGACATGCAGATGGTTTAAATATAGAAGGGGAAGTTGTTCACCCCTATGGTTCTAGGGTTGAGGGAGTTCCAGGGAATCCTGACTATGTTTTGAAAAAGGCAAAGATAGGATTCCTTCCGTATCCCCCGAATGAACACTGTGATTGTATACACTGTATAGAACGAAAGTTGAAAACAGAAGAGAAAGTTGTAACGATTGACCGTGACTCCTCTTCTGATAAAAAATAACGGTTGGTCGCAGGGTGTATAAGAAACCTGTAAGGAGGGTTTGATAATGTCTTTCCCCACAACTATAAGTGGAAGTTACGGATGGGAAAAAGTACAGACTTCGGACCAGCGTCACAAGCTGGGAACGGAGATGTCATTTGTGGATGGCAGAAAGTTTAGATATGTTGAGGTTGGTGGTTCGGCTATAACAGAAGGTTTGCTTGTTGCAAGTGAAGCCCCTGCTGGTAACCACGATGAAGACCTTGCAGTAGCTACGACTGCTGCTGGTTCTACTACAGTTGCTGTAACGCTCGGTAGTACCGTAGCAGCAAAGAATCTATATGCGGAAGGGTATCTGTTTATTAACATACCTATACTAGCAACATCTGCTAACCCACATGAGATGTACAAGATAAGAGAACATGCATACGTTGCTTCAGGCGGTGTTTTGACTGCTACGCTTGACGAACCAGACGGCTTAGTCACAGCAGTTACCAACGGTACAGAGACAGTGGGTCTAATCAAGAGTCCTTACAAGGACATCGTTGTAGCCCCTGCTGCTGTTGCTGGTAGGTTTGTCGGACTTACAACCATGAGCATGACAGCCGATTACTTCGGATGGGTTCAGGTAGCTGGTATAGCTACTGCTGCCATAGACGGAACTCCAGCAGTTGGTACACTGGTTGGCGCAAGCTCTAACCACGCAGGTCAATTACTTGCAGTTGGTGCTGATACTACTCCTGCTATTGCTAGAATGCATGGTAAGGCAGGTGTGGATAATGAGTACCACACTGTTATGTTAATGAATTTGTACTAATAGCTTGTCGGATATATGGACTCCTCATGGCTCTAAATTAGTTACCTCTCAAGTAGGAGGTAACAATGCTGAGACTGGGGAGTCCATTACTATTCATACCTTTCACTTCCATGATAAGGAAAGTGGAAGGCGTTCCGTTGTAAAGATTCCTGCAGACCCTTCGACAGCCCAAGCTCATATAGAAGACATGGCAGCTCAGGCATTTGAGAGTTGGTTACTTGAGGTTAAACTCAAGGGAAAGATCAATAAGCCTACCCCCAAGCAAAGAAAAGAAGTTGGGAAAGCTATAAGAGAGTTCAGGGAATACGCTGCAAAGCGCAGGGAAAGTACGAATAATAAGATATATTACAAAGGGACAAAGGTATAATGGATTCCATAGAGCCAACCGCTGAGGATATCAATAAAGTATTTAGAAGTAATCCACAGGCTGCACAGCAGCTTCAGATTATAACCTTAACCAGATTACTGGAAGAAAAAGAGCAAGAGATAGAATCTCTTAAATCTAAGATAGCCTCAAATGGAAAAGGCTCTGTTAAGAATTTAGAAAAAGTAACTTAATGGGGGCTAACTGTGGTTATACAGAAGCGAACTCGTCAACAGATAAGACAGTCCGTAGGCTATAACCTTGGTGCAATGGAAACAGGCACTGCTTATGATGCAGGGTCTACCACTACGTTAATATCACTGACACTCGTTGGTAGTGACGATAACTATAATGGCAAGTGGCTTGTAGTTGCCGATGTCAGTAACTCTAATAATACTGAAACTAGAATTATCAGTGACTATACAGCCTCTGCTTACAGGCTAACACTACAACAGGTTTTATCCTTTGCCACTGCTGCTGGTGATACCTATGAGATATGGGACAGGCAATATAATCCTACTGCTATAAATGAGTTCATTAATCAAGCTATCCTGGATGTTACGGGACAGGTATACGATCCAATGGAGAGTGATGATCTCCATACAGATGGTAAGACTGCACGGTTTGATATACCCAGTAACTTTAGTATGGTTAACAGTATCCAATATAGAAGTGAATTTACCTGGACATCTCTCCATCAATGCAATGCTGCATTTGATGAACATTCAACTCTTGTAGCCACTACACTAAATGGTGCTATTACTAGTACATCAGCAACATCTGTTCCAGTAACAAGTGCTACTCCCCTGAGAGCGAACCAGCAAATTATGGTTGGCTCAGAGAAGATGACTATTAGTAGCATTTCGTCTAACACGTTAACGGTTAGTAGAGGTGCAGGGGGTACTACGGCAGCTACACATTCGGATGGTGCTAGTGTCCTATTATTTCCTGTCGTTGATACTAAAGATAATAAACGTGATACTGGCAGTAATAAATTTATTATTCCTGCTGCTGCTGGAACAAATCAGATTGTTACAGAATCTATTAGCAGTAAAGATATTAGTAAATACGATTATTTAGAGGGATGGATTAAAAGCACTGTTGGTACTTCATCTGGAAATTTACAGATATTACTAGACGATACAGCTAGCTGTGCTAGCCCAATTGAATCATTAGATATTCCAGCGTTGACAGCAGATACTTGGTCTTACTTTCGTATACAACTAGCTAATCCTGAAATAGATACAGCAATTATATCTATTGGATTAAAGCAAACAGGTACAGACTTAGGAGCATGTACTATATTTTTAGATGACCTAAAAGTAGTACATAACGATTCAGCTACATGGACTAATGTACCCAGTCATCTATGGAATATAGATAAGGTAGCTCAGGATATTGTATTCACTAGGGATGGGGTACAGCTAACTGGATATCATCTTCTCAAGTTAAAGGGTGGAGATAAGCCAGCTCTTCTAACAACTGAGACTGCCACATGCGAGATAGATGATGGATATGTAATCAATAAGGCTACCGCACTCGCCTTATCAGCTACTTCAGGTGGACCTGCTACAGACCCAGATGCAAAGAGACAACAGGCAGCCTTCTACTTTGGTATGTCTGAACAGAACAAACGTGCATTTCCATTCCTTGTAAATGTTAGGACTATTTCTTAATGGTTACAGTAGTAGATAATAATGAAGTATCAATCAATGGGGTCTACTACCATACAACCAGACCAGTACAGGCTGTTCTGGCATCTCTATATCCACCAAAGGTAACTATTGGGGATACCACTAGAGATTCTCAGACAAGGGCATCAGTTATATCCTGGGCTGACTGGCGTGGTGGGTTAGGGACAGAGAGAATGGAAGGTGCTGTTGATGTAGATAAGGCGTGGTGGTCTACAGCACAGCTTAGGTATAAGAGACATCTTGTTCTTCCAGAGTTAGCTACGGTTACTGCTGCTGTGTCTAACTATACTGGCTCTGCTGCTACGGCACAGCTAGGTGAATACAATAATGAGATATATGTCGCATTAAATGAGACTATATTTAAATATACAAGTGCTTCTGATAGCTGGGGATCAGCGGTACAAACCTTACCTACTAACTGTACCGATATTATTACGGTTAGGTTAAGTGATGTTGTCTATATTATGTTTGCCCATACAACTGGATATGAGTACCTTACTGGTACTACATGGGATGAACAAGCACAAGATACTAAATACTTTACATGGTGGAATGACAAGTTATGGGGTATAGATAACACTGGTCAGCTATGGTATGCGTCAACCCCTGGTGGTTCTCATACCGCTGATGCACAGTTACCCCTTCCAGATGGATATGTGACAGACCTATTTGTAGCAAGAGATGCAAGTGGTAACTTAATTATCTATGCATCTACCAAGGTAGGACTATTTGCACATGATGCCAGCAACGCAAGATGGGTTGAGACAGAGGTGTCCTTTCCCTTCCATACTCATAACGGAGTAGGAACCAAGAGATGGCGTGACTCTTTATATATACCATCAGGTCAGGCTATATATAAATTTATAAATGGTGCTAACAATGCTGTCATCACAACAGTAGGACCTGATAAAGATGATGGACTTCCCTCTGATGAAAGAGGAACAATTAAAAAGCTGGACGCATCACATAATGAACTCTTTGCAATGATTGATGCTGCTGCTACCAATGAATCAGGTATATCAGACCCAGCTACAATGCCTGGTTATCAGTGGAGTTCCTCAGTACATGGACACGGTTCCCCTGTTATAGAAGCATCTAGTGGGCTGAGTGCTATATACGGCTGGAATGAAGTCGGATGGCAGACCAAGTGGCATGCTACTGAAAATGGTAGAGGCATACTGGATACACTTGTCAGCAATGCCCATGATGAATACAGATTATGGTGGGTATATAACAATAGAATCTATTTTATGAAGTTAAGCTCTGACATTATTAATCCATCTCAGGTTGCTAACTTTGAATACGCTGAGACAGCAACCCATGAAACGCCGTGGTTTGATGCAGGACAGGTAGAAATAGACAAGTTAGCCCTTACGCTCAAAATAGAGGCTTCTGGGCTATCCAGTGGGAGTTCTGGAACAGACCATGAGTTGATAGATGTTAGTTATGCTATTGATTATTCCACTGAATATGATGACTTAGGTCGTGTTGACTCAGCAACTGTTGGTGCAACAGAGGGTATTAAGACATATACATTTGGAGATAATGCCAGTACACCAAACGGAATATCCTTTAGGGCTATCAAGTTTAAGCTGGACCTGGCTCGTACTGCTGGGTCCAGTGATAAGTTAAAGACTCCCGATGTTATCTCTGTGACATTTGCATATAGAAAGAAACTGGAAGTTAAGTGGGGTCACACTGTGACTGTCGATTTTTCTAATGACTATAAAGGCAATACTCCTATGCAGTTACGGGCTAATCTTGTGACTGCTATAGAGAACAAGCAGCTTATTGAGTTTACATTCAGGGATGACAGTGGAGGTACTAGAAACTATTACGTGGATATAGCCAGTGCGTCAGGTTTGGAATATACAGGCTATGACGAGAGGGGACAGTCGCAAGTTCTGGTAGTAGAACCATGACGATGCAACAAATAATCCCTGACATGCCAGCGGCATGGGAAGGTTCTGAGCCTGAGTGGAGATGTTATGCCTCTTTGATAGAACTGGGAAAGATTCCAGAAGAAGACTTTATATACCAGTCTTCAATGATGGGAGGAAGAACGGACAAGGGGGGTAGTGTAATAGACTTCCTGTTTAGAAATCCACCAGACCTGGGTATCAATGTACAGGGTAACTACTATCACTATGGAATGGGTGTGGAAACAGCAACAAGAGATATACTGGGTAGGATACAGTTAGCATCACAGGGAATAATTCTTATATTTATAGATGAAGATCACCTAGAGGATAATCCTATATATTATGTAAGAGAAGCATTGAGATATAGAGATCATTCCAGATTAGGACGCAGGGGTATGTAATGGCTATTAATCTTTCTGGATATTTATTTTCAGATAACGGCACAGAGGTGCAGGGTGCTACTGTCACACTGATAGATAGTGGTGGAAATTCTGAAGCTACTGATACTACTAACTCGTCTGGAACTACAGATCAATCAGACAGTACACTGGGCTTATGGGAATTTGCAGAAGCCGATGAAGATGTATATGACGTAAAGATTCAATCAGGATCACAGGTCAGGTATATCAAGGGCAATGACAGGGTACAGTTTAGTGAGATAGATGTTAGAAACAATGCTGGAGCTACGACTCCTACCTTTACATTTACTAACTATGCTACTAGCGTTACCTCCCATCAAGTTGGTAGGTTTCGGAGTTTAAACTCAAGTGCTGCCGATAATGATGAGATATATCTTAGCTTTAATTTACAGAACTCTGCTAGTGAAGATACAGAATATGCTCGTATAACAGCAAAGGCTACAGATGTAACTAATGGTGAAGAGGACGGACAGCTTGAGTTTCAAGTTTTAAAAAGTGGAAGCCCTGTACAGGCATTTACAATTACATCTTCTACTGCTGGCGCACAATCTATTGACTTTAATCAAGACTCTTTTACTTTTGGACAAAGTGGTGATACAGATATAACTTTTACCTTTGATGCCAATAGTAATGATGGTGTTATCACATGGATGGAAGATGAGGATTACTTTGCATTCTCAGATGAAATCCTGATGAACACTACTGAAAAGATACACCTTCGTGATACTGCTATATATATCAATTCGTCTGCTGATGGACAGCTAGACCTAGTAGCTGATACCGAAATACAAATAGCAGCTACCACTATAGATATCAATGGTGCTGTTGCTCTTGACGGTGCTATTACTGGAGCAACAAACATCACGTTATCAGGTGAGTTAGATGCAGCTACATTAGACTTGTCATCATCTGCTGATATAGCAGGAGACTTGGTTCTATCTGGTGGTGCTGATGGAGCATTACAGTTTACTAACGCTGGTGAGAACTCAATCAAGATACCAGACAATCAAGCCAGTGCATTAATCATAGAAGAAGCAAACAATGCTTATATAACATTTGTCACTACTGATAGTTCTGAGGCTATAACTGTAGCCAAAGCTACGACATTCTCTGCAGGGATTGCTAATGCAGGAACTATTGCTGCTGGCACATGGAATGGTACTGCTATAGCCACTAGCTATATAGCAGCGGATGCTATTACCGGAGCCAAGATAGCAGATGATGCTATAGACAGTGAACACTATACTGATGGTTCTATAGACAATGCTCACCTTGCAGATGATGCAGTTGGGGCAGATGAACTGGCAGCTAATGCTGTAGTGAATGCAAGTGTAGCGTCTGGTGCTGCCATAGATGTATCTAAGTTAGCGTTAACGGCTGGAGATGGACTGACTTTAAATACAAACGACATGGACTTGGATGCTGCTTTGACAACTGTCACATCCATATATAACGCATCATTAAAAATGGGTAGAGATTCCCAGAACCTTATCGACTTTGCTACTACTGATAACAAAATAATTCTTAGGGTAAATAATGTTGACGAGGTAGAGTTAGTAGAGAATGCACTGTCTCCTATTACATCTGACGGTGTTGCACTAGGTACAGGAAGTCTGATGTGGTCAGACTTATTTGTAGCAAGTGGTGCTGTTGTTAACTTTAATAATGGAGATGTAACTCTTACTCATTCTTCTAATACATTAACAGTAGCAGGTGGAACTTTAGCTACAGCAGCGTTAACTGCAACTACATTTGCACCATCAGACGATGTAACCATTGCTGATGGCAAGGGCATCATAATAGAAAGCGAACCTGCTGATGATGCGTACACTGGCATATATGGCAACTTTGCCAACGCAACTGGTTCCACCATTACAAAAGGTCAGGTTGTATATATGAC